AAAACATGATGATGTTTGACAAGTTTAGACAACTTGCAGACGAACAAACAGGGATACCTAGTTACTCACACGGACAAACAGGTGTACAAAGTATGACAAGGACTGCTTCGGGTATGTCTATGTTACTCGGTGCATCAAGTTTAAATATTAAAACAGTTGTTAAAAATCTTGACGACTTTTTATTAAGACCTCTCGGTGAGGCTTTCTTCCAGTGGAACATGCAGTTCTTTGAAGGTGGTCTAGATGTCAAAGGTGATTTAGAAGTTAAAGCTACTGGAACAAATAGCTTGATGCAGAAAGAAGTACGAAGTCAAAGACTAACTACTTTCTTACAAACTGCACAAAATCCTGCTATTGCTCCATTTGTTAAAATTTCTAAACTTGTAAGTGAACTTGCCTACAGCTTAGATTTAGACCCTGATGAAATACTCAATGACCCTGAAGAAGCTGCAATTATGGCACAAATTATAGGTATGCAAAATGCTGGACAAACAACTAGCCCTGAAGCTCAAGGCGGTAACGGGCAACCAAATAATATGGGAAGCCTTGCAGGAACACCTGCACAACCTCAAGACCTTGGACCTACAGGCACTGGCGGTGGCAACATCGGAATCGGAAATGTTCCGGTTGCAGGGGAAGATCAATTCTCTGGTACGCCTAGAGCAGTTGCCGGAGCAGGTTAAAGAAGCAGTAAACAGAAAGGAAGAAACATGAGTGACGATATAAATAAAAAACACATTGAAAAAAAAATGAGTTTATTAGAAAAAATTTATTTTGATGATTCAGATAAATATACTAATAAAGAAAGAGCTGAAGCTGCACAAAAACATCGAACACTAGGAGAACTTATCGGAGACGATACAGTTTTAGTTGGTCCATCTAAAAAAACACCGATAGATAAGCCCGGTGCTAGAAGGGCTAAAAAACGAGGAACATTTGAAATGGGTGGATTATTAGAAGATGAAAGAGTAGGTTATGCTGAAGGAACACCTGAAGAAACAGAAAAAAAAGAATACCCACTATCTCATGTTGGTGAAAAAGAAACTACAATTAAAAAAGCTGTTAATGATATTAAATTACAAAAAGAGTTAATTGATCGCTATGATTTAGAACCAGATGGATTTTTAATGGAGTTAAAAAAGTATAGTGATAGAATAAATAAATTAACAGGTGGGCAAGTTAAACTTGACATGAACAATGATGATATGCTAGATGCTAAAGATTTTGAAATGTTAAGAGATAAAAATGCTGAAGGTGGAGACATAGATGGTCAAATGGCTATGCTAATGATACCAAAAGAACCTCAAGACGATATGATGCCTGAAGAGGAGATGCTTCCAGACGATGAGATGGAAGATGAATACTTAGATTTTATTTTAGATGAAGCATTAGATAGCGAAGAAGAAGACTATCTAATGTCACAGTTACAAGACAACGATAGACTTAGCGAAATATTCGATAAAGTCATAGACGTTGCACAAGAATTTGCTGGGTCTGGTCCTGTTGAAGGTCCGGGTTCAGGAGTCTCTGACAGCATACCCGCAAGGTTATCTGATGGAGAATTTGTCTTTACTGCTAAAGCTGTAGAAGAAATCGGAGCCGACAACTTAATGGCAATGATGAAAGATGCAGAAATGAAAGCAGATGAAAGACAGGGTTTAGCTGAAGGTGGACAACCTGAAGAAGAAGAGATTGTTGTAATGCCGGTTGAAGAACCTGCAAGTCAACAAGACATTCGTGTTACTAAAACAACCGTTGGTTCCGAAGCTTCACAGCAAGAAGTCAACGACTTAGTAGACGAAGAAGTCAAAAAGTCTATGCTTAGAGGGAGCAGAAACTTAGGCTAAACAAACTTAACGGTAGGGCTACCTTATGTCATAAGCACCCTATCATTTTTAAACCGAAAGGCTACCTTTACAAGACAAGCCCTGCACAGTCGACACACGCAGCTACCTTGTTAAATGAAAGCCCCCGTAGGAGAAGAATATGACTACTGAAGTACAAGAGGAAAATGCCAACCCTTACAACCAAAAAAAATCTTGGCACACGGATATAGATGAAAACTTTGAAGACTCTAACGGTCTTTACTTTGAAAAGCCAAAAGCTAAATCAAAAAAAGTAGAAGCTGTATCTGAAGAACCTGTAGAACAGGAAGCAACTAGGGATGAACCTTACAAGCGACCTGACTACAAGAAACGTTACGATGACTTGAAAAAGCATTATGACTCTAAACTAAATGAATTTAAGTCTAGAGAACAAGAGTTATTAGAAAAGGCTGCTGAAAACAGACCTCAGTATAAAGCTCCTAAATCTCCAGAAGAACTTGAAAAGTTTAGAGAAGAGTATCCTGATGTCTACGAAGTTGTAGAAACTGTTTCTCACCTTCAAGCTGAAGAGAAATCTAAGGACCTGAAAGAGAAACTTGAAAGACTGCAACAACGTGAGCAAGAATTAATTCGTAAAGATGCTGAAAAGCGATTGATGGATAAGCATCCTGACTTTGAAGATATTCGCAATAGTGATGATTTTCATGGTTGGGCTAAAGAGCAGCCTAAGTCTATCCAAGATTGGGTATACAACAATGCTGACGATGCTGATCTAGCTTCAAGAGCTTTAGATTTATTTAAACGTGATATTGGTATAGATACTGTACAGAAGAAGTCAAGTTCTAAAAAGTCCAGAAAGTCTGCTGCTGATATGGTCTCAACTAAAACAACAACGGTTGAACCACAACAACAGAAAGTTTGGACAGAAAAGGAGATTGCAGCTATGTCTATGGATGAATTTGACCGGCACGAAGCCGAGATAAGTGAAGCCATGCAACAAGGCAGAATTGCAAAATCATAACTATTAACTTTATAACTTAGGAGAATATCATGGCTCAATATTTTGAACCTGCAACTGATACCGATGCTAACTTTGCAAACTCCGTAAGTGGACAGGCTAATAGTTTCTTCCTACCTTCGATTTACTCTAAAAAGGTTTTAAACTTTTTTAGAAAGTCTTCGGTTGTAGAAGCTATTACTAACACCGACTATGCCGGTGAGATTTCTGCTTATGGAGACTCAGTTAAAATCATTAAAGAACCCGTAATCTCTGTTTCTGATTATACCAGAGGACAGGATACTACGCCAACAAAACTAACAGACCAAGAACTTACTTTGGTTGTTGATAGTGCTAAAGCTTTCAAATTCATCGTAGATGATATTGAAACTAAAATGTCACACGTCAACTTCAAAGAAGTAGCTTCTAGTTCTGCTGCTTATGCATTGAAAGATTCTTTTGATGCTGCTGTTATCGCTAACATGTTTAGTGGTTTGTCTGCTTCTTCACCTGACCACGTGTTAGGTGCTGATAATGCGACTGCTTTAGGTGCTAACGTATATGACGGTACTGGTTCTGTTGACATTGGTTTATCAAGTGAAACTGACCCTCTTAACCTTATGGCTAGAATGGCAAGACTACTTGACGAGCAAAACGTACCTGAAGAAGGTCGTTGGTTCGTTGCTGGTCCTGATTTCTACGAGCAACTAGGACAATCAAGTTCTAAACTGCTTTCTGTAGACTTCAACGCTGGTCAAGGTTCTATAAGAAACGGTCTAGTCTCAAGTGGAAAACTCAGAGGATTTGATATGTACAAATCTAACAATATCGCTGCGACTTCAAACGCAACTGGTAAAGTGTTAGCTGGACATATTTCATCTACTGCAACTGCTCAAACTATCATCTCAACTGAAGTCCTTCGTGACCCAAGTTCTTTCGGTGATATCGTTAGAGGATTGCATGTATATGGTTCTAAAGTCCTTAGAGACGAAGCACTAGTAGGTGCTTTCTACTTAATCGACTAATTGTTGAAACTCGGGGGAGTCTTCGGACTCCTCCACTTTTTAAAAGGAATTTATTATGCATTGTGGAACAAAAAGAATGAAAAAGAAAATGGGTGGACATTCTGATGTTGGTAATCAAATGGCTAGACGTGAAATAAAATATGGTGGTGCTATGTCTAGAGAAGGTCTAAAGAAAGGTGGACAACCTTCATACAAACACGGTGAGTGTCCTAAAGGTAAAGCCTGTTAATGAAAGTTCAAGCACCCAAAGGTTATCACTGGATGAAGTCCGGTAAGTCTTACAAATTAATGAAAGACCCTAAGACAGGTTATGCAGCTCATAAAGGAGCTAGTAAATCTGCAAACTTCCCAATTCAAAAGGTTCATAAAAAATAATGGCAACAACATACTTAGATTTAACTAACGAAGTTCTTAGAGAACTCAACGAGATACCTCTTACTTCTGCAAACTTTGCAAACGCTGTAGGACTTCAACAGTTTGTCAAGGATGCCATCAACAAGTCTATATTCGATATAGCAAATGAAGAACCCCAGTTACCATTTTTTGCAGTAGGCGAAAGTGGTGCAACTGACCCATTCTACGGAAACGTGACCGTAGCAACAACAGCAGGTACTAGGTGGTACGAACTAAAAGCTAGTAGCTCAAGTGTTGCAGATGATTACGGTTCCATAGACTGGGATGATTTTTATTTAACCACGATTAACGTCAGTGGTGAATCAGCTCCTTTTATCTCTAAAGGTTTAAAGTTTTTGAACTTAGCTGATTGGAAAAGATATTACAGAGATAATGAAAATGCAGACGATGCAAATACACAGGCATATGGTGAGCCTAAGTTTGTTATTAAATCACCTGATGCAAGGAAGTTTGGCTTAAGTCCAATACCTGATAAAGAGTACAACGTACACTTTTATGCGTTTGAAAAGCCTACAAAACTTGTAGCACACGGAGACACAGTTGTCTTTCCAGAACAATACACGAATGTCATAACTGCTAAAACAAGATATTATATTTGGCAGTTTAAAGAATCTCCACAACAAGCAGCTTTTGCTATGGATGATTATAAGAAAGCGATGAGGAATATGAAATCTAATT